CGTAAGGAGTGTGAGCAGAAGAAGAGCAGTCAATAGCCCAACCATCCATGTGGCTGGATACCTTAGAACCGCCAACAGCCACGTTGACATCAGGCAAGCGTAGCCAAGAATTAATACGAAGAGCGCCTGTGACATTGCGTACCGCCTCCAGTTGTTGAGCAGCCGATTTCATGTTTGCCAATTGGCGCTCATCGGGTTGGTTGCTGATGCCAAGGCGTATAGCAGTCTCGCTATAAGTGCCTTCTTCTAAAGTGAAGTGATCGGAGAGGTTCATTTCTTTACCATGCCTTTCATATCTTCTGTTTTGTCTTTACTGCCTTGGCTAGAGCCAAAGTAAAACGATAACACTTGACCAGCAGCGCTAGTAATAAACCCTAGAGCAAAGATAACAAGTTGTTGTTGGTCATTAGGCGTATCTACAAACATTAAAACAGCTATCAGAATAAATGCTAAACCGACCACGCCTAAAGCCAAAATTGGCACTACTAACTTTTCTAACTTGGTAGCGTTTTCAGATGTCGCAACAGTTGCATACGTTTTACGAGCAGAGTCTCTGTCTTGAGCATCTAGCTTGGCGTACTCTAACTCAAGCTCTGCGATCTTTTGCGCCGCTTGTGGGTCACCAGCAATAGCCTTGGCTACCGCTTCAACAGAATCGCCAACACCCAAGCGACTAGCAATAGCGCTAACAGCGGCACCGCCCAAAGGCCCAGCAACAGCAGTAGCAAGAGTAGGCGCAATGCCTTTAAGAAGATTGAATAGATCATTCATTATTTTTCCCTTAACTGTTGTATCAATCGGTTGATCTGGCGCTCTTTCTTTTCAATCCGAATCTCTGCCTTTTGAATCTTGATCCACATACTGATTACAACAGGAGTGATGATCAGGATGACAGACAAGATCACGCAAAGCATAATCAAAATCCCTCGGTAAATGAATTTATCCATAAAGCATAAAGCCAAGAAACAATGATTAGCACCAAGAACAATCCCATGCCAAGCTCTACCTTTTCTTGTCTAAACCTTTCGCGTTGATAAGATTCTTTTTGCCTTCTGATTCTAATTTGTTCCTTGCGTTTTTGCTGTTCAGCTTGCACCTTGGAGTAGATGCTGTTGTAGTTCTCCCAGAGTGGACCTAGTTGGTAAGGCACACTTGCCCCACGCATCATTCCACTTAGCTTGACGTAGCTCTGGTCTAGTTCGTTTTTGTAAACAGAGAGTTCCAGAATCGTTTCAGGGTCTGGATCAACGCTTGTAAATACTTCTTCATATTTGATTTCCACATATTCGGTTAACTCCTTATGGTGGCGAAAAAATGCTCCCAAATGCCCAATAAATTGTTGGACTATTTCGGACTCGTTGGGGATGTGAGTGGTGAAGGTCTTCTTTTGGACCACAGGCTTGGTTTCTGGCTTAACTTCTGGCTTACTAAATAGCCCAGCGAAGAACCCCCAGATTCCTTTGACTTCTTTAACAATTGCGGTTGCGTCATCTGTTGCCTTTTTTACTTTTTGTACAGCCACCTTGCCTTGGTTTAAGGCATCGCAGCAATACATAATCCCATCATAAGCGCCTTGCATTGCTTTGAATGCAAGACCAATTGTTAGGGGATCGAACACATCCTAGAAACCAAATAACTTATGGATCAGTGTGGCAGCGACACCAGGCCCCAACAACACACACGCCATCACCACATAAAGCAGATACTCTATCTTGGTCATGCGCTTCTCACCATCACGCAAGGCGCGTTCTATATGGTTATAACGCTCTTCACATATCGCAACGTGGACTGCGAGCTGTGTTTCGGTGGTATCACTCATGGCTTAGGATATTTAGCCTTAACTGCTTGGCAGTCGGCAATGTACTTGGCAATCTGCGCTTGGTCAGCTTTGGCTATGCCATCAAGATAGTCGGTTATCGGTGGATACTCGGACGCGCGTTTCTGGGCGTAGGTCAATACTGGCGCATTGGCATCAATTATTTGTTGTGCTTGTGCATCTGTGATCTGAACTGAGCCAACAGGCAACAAATGTTCATGCTCAACAGAATCAAGGGAATGCAAAGAATTGTCAGGGGATTTGTAATACATGATTTACCTCAGTTCACGGACAGCAGCAGCAGTTGCATTAAGTGAATAACTAGCACCAACAGGAATAACCGCAGACACAAAACCTATTGCAACTCCAGCGTTACCAAAAGCATTACCAACAGTTACACCGTTTACTATTAATTCGCATGAACCAGTTGTAGACTTTTCATACGCAATAAATATGGGTTTGCCTGTGGTGTTGTAATAGGTAGTGCCTGATGTGCGTGTAACCGTTTGCCAAGTCTGCCCATATCCTATCGAACTCATAGAAGCTAAAGCCTGACCACCGTAACCTTGAATTGTTGACGGTGCAGTTACCCAAGTTCCCGCAGTGGCTTGTGTGCTTTCCACATAACCAACGACACGGTACGCCACGTTTGTACGGGCAGTAGTCGAATAGATGGTTGATGCGCTATCAGCAGAACCACCACCACCTTCTGCGGTAGTGCTGATTAACCCAGTTTCAGTCAGATCATTACCGCCAGCGATGTTGACAACCGCCAATTCGACTGTGCCAGCATTGTCAATTGCCAACACAACAATTCGACTTTGTACTGCTGAAACAGTGCCAAGCGTTGAACCTGAAGAGACCACTACCGAAATAGGCGATGCAATTACACGCGCAACCACAGTTCCACTGCTCAAAGTAGCAGATCGAAAATCTAAAGTTGTTGCGCTTAGTGTGACCGTGAGAGCGTTACCCGCCACTGATGCGGTGATTGCTTGGATGCCTGGTTCTGAGGGCTTGGTCATTGACCCACCGCCTTCAAAAGTCAAAGTTTCAGCCGTAACTGTTCCAGTCGCAGTGATAGTGGCAGCGTTGACCGTAGTCGCATTGACTGTGGTGATATTGCCAGTTGTCGCGGTCAAAGTAGTAAACGCGCCAGTGTTTGGCGTAGTGTTACCAATAGGTGTTGGCGAACTTAGCGCAGTGGCTAATCCAGCAGAATCAAGTGGGGCGCTGATGTTGTCCACGGTGTACAGCAAGACATCCGCAGATGTATATACGCTGAACTTGTACGAGGCTGATCCTAACCAAATATTAGCCTGCCCCAGTGAATTCAATATGATTGGGTTTGTGTTGGCTGTACCAGCACCAGCGTCGGTATAGGTTGCTAATGGAGTTGTTGTACCAGCAGAGTAGGTGTAAATCTTGCCACCGACTAACGGCGCGCCATCGCTACCGTAAATCTGTTGTTTAGGGGTGGGGGTCAGTGATGCCATTTTTTAATCCTTGCGTGATAATACTATGGCCGGCCAGGCAGCATGTTATTAAGTTCAACTCGGTAACGCAGTTTGTTTTGATCTGCGGGCGATTGTGCTGCTGCTGTAGCAGCGGGCTTGGCCAACTGATTTATGACTGCATTTGTGGGGCCTTTGCTAACTTGACGCGCCATAGCTTTTTCAATGGCGTCAGCAGCAAGAGCTGGGCTAGACATTTCACGGGCCAACTCTAGTGCCACCTTATCGTCCATTTGACCAGACAAACGCTTGACAACGTTGTTGAAAATTGTGATGGGTGTACTGAGCAAATGAGGAAACGGCAAACCACTTTGCGACGCAGCTTCAGTAGCCGAACCTTTGCCGGTTGGGCCAGCAGGACGGCCAGCTCTAGCTAAACGTTCATACTCAGCAGCACGCGCTAAATCATCGCGCACGGCGTTGACTGCTTGCAACTGGCGAGGAGTCATGCCCGTAGTTAAGTCTGCAATTCGCTGTTCAATTGCTAAGGCGTTAGAACCAGGCGGCAAGGGGGGTGCCAGCTTGTTGCCACTAGCGTCAGCCATTTCACGAATTTTAGCCAAGCGCTGCGCGTCTTTGCCGATGACGTCGAAACGCTGGGCCAAGTTCATGCCGGCGTCGTCCATGATGGTAATCGGATTGCCGTAATCTTTCATAAACTTAGCGTGCTTGGCTGCGCTCACTTCGCCGGTCACTGCGTCGGTTACCTTTTGGCGGTACAAATCTTCAATGCCTGTACGGGCGGTTTTCATGGCATCAACATTTTTTCCAAACATGTCAACAAACTGACCGGCTTCGCGTTCACCCTTGGGTTGAAAAAACTTGGTGATGACATCGTCTGCATTTAGCTTAGGCTCATTCAAAGACGTCTGCTTGAACAGGTTGGCATTGACGCCGGTTTTGAAGCGGGGTACAAACTCAGTACGATACAAGTTGACCGCGTCAGCGTACGCTGTTTTAGCTGCTTCTGGTAAGGCTTTGCTGTCGCCGATAGCTGCATCAATAGCTTTGTGCAACTCATTCAAATTGCGCAATGTTGAGCTAGCTGTCGGGTTCATTGACGATTTGGCCGCAGCAATGTCAGCGTTGATGGCTTTACGAACATCATCAAGCTGTTGTAAGGTTGCTTCCGGAGGTGTTGTAATTTCTTCAGTAGACTTAATTAACCTTGACGACACTTTACCTTTGCCAACCGGTACTTCAGGCGCAGGTTTTGGTTTGAAAGACAAAAGTTTGCGCACTGTTTCGGGTGCTGTTTCAGACGCAAAGTCTGACAGCTTACGGCCAAGGATAGATTCGGCTTGATTAACGACGTTGCTTACGTCAATCTTAGCGTCGCCGGCTTCAGTAAATGCTTTTTGATACGCAGGCTCAATAACGCCTTTTTTGACTGCGTCGCGCTCAATCTTGGCCGACGCCAACAATGATTCGCCTAGCTCGCGAGGTGTAGGCGCCTCGCCAAACGCGTTGTCAATCTTGGCTTTGACTTTGTCAATGACGCGTTGAAAACGCTCGCCCACACGGCCTTCTTGGGCTAAGCGGGCTTGATTAGACTGCGCTGCTTGCGTAGCGTAATCGGTTGCTGCGCCTGGCACTTCTTTGAGCTTTTCTTGCAAAGCAGAAAAACGCGCGCTGCCGACGGGCGCCGCAACTTCGCCGGCCGTGGGGGCTGAGCCTGGCACGATCACGGCGCTCTTATCACGCAACGCGTTAACAATTTCTTTACCTTTGCCTTCAACGGCATCCAACAAGGTGTTGCCTTTGATGTCCATCAATCGGTTTACGGCAGCAGCACCTTTGGTAACCAAAGGAGCAACGATTGTCGGCACAAAAGCGCCGATGGCAGCGCCAGCTTCGGCGCTGTTAGGGTCAATCAAGCCAGCCGACGCACCGCCAGTAACCGCGCCGCCCAAGGCTTTGGTGGCCAAGTTAGGGGCTTGAAAGCCGCCAGACTCGATGCCTGTAGCAACGGGTGTCAGAAAGCGCGCTAATGAAGGCGCCATCTGCGCAACTTTTTTAATAGGGGCCGCAATAGCGCCGCCCACCGGCAATGTGCCAATGACTTCACCAGTCATCTCACCAGCACCAGTGGCCAAAGGTTGTTTTTTTCTAATGTCGGCAATAGCTTCTTGCTCTGCCAACTTGCGTTGCTCAGCATCAAGCTGTAACGCTTTACCCGTAATTGGATTGCCTGTCTTTTCTAAGCCCATACCAACAAGGCGTTGAGCACCAAACATTACATCACCAATGCCCTTAGAAATTCCTTGCGACAATCCTACCAACGGTTCTCCAACAGCTTCAAAGAAGCCAGCCGCGCCCCTGAGCGGTGCTGGGCCTTTGGGTTGTGCTGGCTCAACAGCAGCAGGCGCATCATCAGTTAGCCATTGATCGCCCACTAAATAGGCTTTGATGCCTTCTTTGTTGGTTGCGGATTGCAAAACGGGTTGCCACTGGTCACCGACCAATACAACGCGTTCGCCTGTTTGAGGATTTGTTGCGGTTTGCAAGCCCATGATTTACCTTTAATCTGGAACAAAGCCTTCAGGCGGCGCGACACCGACAGGCGTAGCGGTGTTACCCGACGCCATGTCCGAAGTAATGAACTGACCTTGACGTTTTTGCATTAAGCGAATAATTTCGTTTGCGGCTGCCTTACGTTTTTCGCGCGGCAAATTGGCGTTTGCCAAATTACCGGCTGCTTCTTTGTACGACGCTGTGTCTTTGTCAGACTGCGGGCCTTCAAAACGTGGCACCGTTTTAAGGACAATATCAGCAATAGGTTGCAAGCGGCCGATAGCAATGTCGCCTTCTGTGGCTTTACCAAAAAAGCCCGCACCAATATCAACTAGACGACCCGCGCCGCTACCCGTGGATTGATCGATAAGACCACCTTCTTTGACCGCGTTTGTAAGCTCGCTAATAACGAGCTTACTATCTGCGGCCAAAGTTTTCTTTTGAGCTTCAGTCTTGGCGTATGTTGCGCTTTGTTTGCCTGCGCCTTTTACTGTACCAATAACTTGACCAAACTTGTTAAAGTTTGTAACGGTGCCATCTTCACCAATAACTTGTTTTGCAACGACATTTGGATTCTCGGCGTTAATCATACGTTCGCGTTCACGCGCGTTAGTCATTAGCTCGCCTGGAGTGGCGGTTTTAGCAATGTTTGCCATGCCTTGGACAGGCTTACCGTAGCCGGCCAACAATGGGTTGTCTTGAATGTTGACAATAACGCCGCCAGCCTCTTGACGACTGATTTTTGGCGCGGTCATTGTCAACCGGTCCTTAGCGTCCAAAATATTGACCAGCATACCTTTTTGCCAATCAACAAACGACGGAGCGCGAGCTATTTGTGCTTTAAGCATGTTTGCTTTTTGCTGGTCAATATCGCCCTTGGCCAAATGCACGTCAATACTGGTAATTGCTTCTTGAGGGCTGCTTAACGCCGCAATGTCTGATATGGCTTTATTTGCTTTGTCAACGCGTTGCTTAAAATCTAGCCCTTCTGTCTCTAACGCGGTTTTTTTAACTAGCCCTTGTTCTTTTTGCGCGGCCAACAATTTAGTTTGCACATCGGGAATCATGTGCCCAGCACCGCGTTCGGCTAACCCTTTTATTAATGAAAGTTCATTAATTTTGCCTGTCTCAGGGTTAAACGCGGATTTATACGCTTCAGACAACGCGTTTTGCGATGCTTCTTGACGTTGTGCAGAACTAAGTTGAAATTGCGCTAACGCGTTTTGATTTTGCGCGTTTTGAATAGATGAAATTTGCCCGTACTGAGCCAAAGGATCAGCAACCTGTATTGGTCTATAGCTAAGTGCTATGGATGGATCGAGAGGCATATTTATTCCTTAATACATTCCAGAAGTATCTATGCCAGCTTCAAAAACATTTGAGGGCAATGTATTTGGAGTTGACGTGTAATTACCCGCGCGGCCAACTCCTTGATTACGACGTAAGGCTTCAACCAAATTATTACCTTGACGGTAGTTTAAGTATGTACCTAAACCGCTACCAATTGCTTGTGCTTGACCCATCCCCCCTGCAGCGCTTGCCGCCGCACCGCTAGTCATTAGGTTACCGACATTCGCCGCATTCGACGCGCCCATTGAACCTAGATTTGTCATTGTGGTCTGACCCATACCTGCCAATGATTGCAATGGATTTAGTTGAGCGTTACGTTCAGCTTGATAGCGGTTAAAGGCGTTTGTATATTCCTGAGAACCCATTTCTTGACCGTACCGCGCGGCCGCCTTGAGAGCGCCACCAGAGATTAAACCGCCACGAGCCGCTGCTTGACGATCAAGGGCTTTCTGCCCTTCAGACAGTCTAAACCCATAGCCAGGGTCTGCTGTCATAGCGCCATAACTAAAAGGCGTGTAATTTGTTGCTAAAGGTATTAACTTATTGAGCGCAGTCTTACCCGCCTCCAGAAAAGGCATCTGGTCTGCGCGTGTTTGTTCGTACTGTTGCTGACTTAAATCAGCAGCGTATCTAGCCGCGTCAGACTGTTTATTGCCCGCGCTTCTTGCGGCGTCTGCGCCAACCAAACTGCTTAC